TGTAGTTCCAAATAACCACTAGTTTTACTAGCATCAGTCACTTGTACTTTTGAGAAAATTATTTCTCCATTACCTAATTTTATAACTTTTAAGTTTTTATTATCGAGTTCTACTGCCATTCATGCCTTAAGTGGAATGTTATGGATTTTATATGGAAACTTCTCTTCATCATATATTTTGATTCTATCCTCATGATGTCGATAAGCATAATTTTTTCTGTTTTTCCATCTCAAATCATCTGTAATATCGTATAGTACTGTTTCTTGATTATTATCTGATAATCTCAATCCCCTGCCTATCGACTGAAGATTTCTAATGCGACTCTTAGAAGGAGAAGCAAAGATAATGTTATGAAGATTCCTAATGTTGATGCCGGTACTGAATACCCCATAACTAGCCACGATGATGGCATCTCGTTCTTTTTCGGCAATGGCTCTAATTTGTTCTCTTGTATCGGTTTCTGTTCCACCATATACAAAAAAAGTTTGTCTATTCTTGACATCTGTTTCCTCCTTTATCATATTAAATAAAATACGTCCATGTTTTTTCACTAATCTAAAGAGAAGTAAAGTATTACCATCAAGTGATAATACCAAGTTTCTTATATATTTATTTCTTTTTTCATGTCCCACTATAAATTCTAATTCATCCGCGTACTTAATTTTTCTAAATTGCTCACATATTACATCAGGATATTTTAATACGATAATTTCTACACGAAATGAAGCTAATTCTTTACTGTCAATTAATTTTTTGGTTGTTGTAACTTTATAAACCTTACCAAATAATCCCTCTAAAACTAATTTGTGAGTTTGAGTTCCATCTAATGTTCCTGTAGTTCCTATTCGATATTCTGCGTTCACACATTTAGTCATGATAGATGTGAGGGATTTTGATTTGAATCCGTGAGCCTCATCACCAATTACTAATTTGTATGATTCGAAAAGTTTCTTATTGAGTTTATAAATGGATTGCCATGTAGAGATAACTACCTGTTTATCTGACACTTTATCTTGTCCTGCGTAGACTTGGTGACAAAATTTTGCGGAATCCCATCCATATTCTTGAAAGTCTGAATACAACTGAGAAACAAGTGAAGTGGTAGGTACGATTATGAGAGTCTTAACGTTAAGTGCTCGTACAATTAGATAGATGATTAGGGATTTTCCACTTGCGGTAGGAGATACCAACAGACATTTTTTATATGACAGAGCATGGTGAAATCCTTCGAGTTGATAATCTCTAGGTTCAAAAGGTAAGTTTAAGCCATCAAGGAAAGCTTCATTTTTTGCTATTTTTTTAGGTTTCCACTCAAAACCTATCGGGGCTACTGAGTAATTTCGTGGCTCCGCGAATATAAAAACATATTCAAGTAATCCACTATACAGTAACCTATTGTGAATATTGAACAATCTTATCTTACCATCCCAAATTTTCATTCGATAGGCCGGCATGAATGTATGGCCCGGAACAATAAATGTAAAATAATCACACAATTCTTGTGCTACGCCTGCTTCACAGCTTATTTTGAGATATACTTCATCCTTTTTAGTAATCTCAATAGTCTCAATGACCTTCTGTGAATCGTTTCCAATCGATTGCATTTTTTATCAAGTATCCTCTAGTTGTTAAACTTTTCACTATAGATTCAAGATAGTTAACCTTTTCTTCTTGTAGTGCAAGTAATTTCTTAGATTCTATTACATTATCATCAGCATCTATATATTCTTGTACATCTGCTTTGAGTAGTTTGTATTGAAATGGTTCCCAATCCGCCGCCTCTAATTCTTCTGCAGTCATTCTTCCACTATAATAATCTCTTTTTCTTTTAATGAGTCCCGAAAATAGAAATTTTATTTCTTTGAATTTTAATTTTTCGTTGGAATAATATATTAAATATTTGTTATGTAATTGGGGAATTTTTATGGATTCTTGAGATAGTTCAGTTTCATCCATTACACAATCGAGTGTCCATTGATATTGTATTTCTTCAAATTTCATAATCTTTCAATTTTTTAAGGGCTACCATCGTACCCGCTTGTTCAATTCCATCAGCATAACCATCATTGATCCACTCATCTATAAATCGAGTTACACCTTCACATGTTGGATCACCATAATCATGTGCTAAGCAAGGACCATTCAAATAATTCCAATGATGAATGAAATCTTTTTTAACGCCTTCGTATGAATGATCACCATCTACAAACAACATAGACAATGGTACATTTTCCATTGCGTGAGAATTATCTGTCCTAATATCTATACGTTCTTTTTCTTCGTAATCATTTAACCAATCATCGACATCTGGATCATGACAACCCTCAACAACATCAACAGAAATAATTTTTACTTTAGAGTCATGGGTTGCCATAGCAAGTAACATTAGTGTTCCTCCCCAATAACGACCAATCTCTAATATGATATTTCCTTCTCTTGTCTTTGGCATTGCTTTCCATTGTTGAGAAGCATATTTGTACAATAATCCTGCTTCATGCAAGTCTAATCGTATAATTTCTCTTGTTTCTCTAGGGGAATTGAATAACCATAACAATTCTACAAAATCACGTTTCATAATAATTCTTTTAATTTAGCTACATATTTTTCTATAGTAATAAAAGGTTCATCGGGATTAAGTGGCCATCTATAATTAGGTATCAACCTCCTTATAACCTTTTTCTTTTTGCTATCATCTTCATCTTGCTGTACAACTTCTGAACTAAAATCAAAAATTACGCCGTCTGGAGGATCTCCTATAGTATTCTCTAAGAATTTATAAAAATCAGCTACTAGTTTTTTCATAGGCCAATCTTTTTTATCATAAGAACACAACCATTTAGGTGTATAAGTATCTCCATCTTCAACATATTCTAACTTATCTTCTATTCTAGAAAATGTATATTTATGATTTTTATAAGATCCAATTCCTAATACATTATAATTTGACGCTAATAACATTTCGGGATTAGTGCACAGACCATCAAGGTGTATATCTTGTTGAGACATTTCATCCCAATCTATTTCTTTTTTGTATATCTTATCTTCTTTTCTTATCTTACGTCCTGTTGCGTCAGCGAAATCACTATCAGAATTTTCTCGTTCAAATCCTTTATGATATTGAGTATTGATATTTAAAAATTCATTTACTCTTTTGGTAACTTGAACATCATACTTCCCCACTTCATCAAAAATTGTCTGTACACTTATTTCTGAAACATCATGAGCAGCAAGTTTTTGCATGTCTGATGAAAGTCTATCCAAATCCCTATTCACATCACCTGTATCAAAAAAAATAATATCTGACATTGTAAATAACCCTTTATTATTTGCATGGTCTAAAAAATTATAAATGATATCATCATTTTTGGGTGCTCTCCGTTTTTGTTGTTTTACTACTTCTCTATCAAAACTCTGTACACAGGCTATTACTGTATTAAAGTTGTATTCACTCACCACATCTAATTGTTTCTTAGTCCAATCGGCCATGTGGAATTCCATTAATTTTCTTGGGCACTCTTTGAAATTGGGGATAAGGTCAAATATGTTTCGCATTATTTCTGCGGACATCAACGTGGGAGTTCCACCACCCCAAAAAAAGTTACGAATGAGATCCGAACTTAATACTGGTTCATAAAATTTTATTTGATTTGGAAGATATTCTGAATAATAACGATGGAAGGCGTTCTTTTCAAACATCGTACCCTTAAAGGTACAATAAGTACATTGTTCTTTACAAAAAGGGCTGTGAATATATACCCCTGTTTTTAACTTGGTATTACTCCACGCCGTTAAAATCTCTTCTTTAGAAATTTCTTTCATTTAATTTTAATTGTTCAATAGGTTCTTAATAATATATTCTGTATAGTTAAAACTAATGGTTGCAACTTGATATACTGGGTCTGTTGTAGTACTATCAAATGATATTGCTGATAATGAAGTGGGGAATATTTCTTTGAAATGCACTTCCATCGTGGGGTTCATGGAACTACTTAAAATAGTTAATACTGCAGTTGTATATTTGGATTCTTTACCAATCATCCATTCATATATTTCTTGCCAGTTTTTCAAATATTCATCAATCATAAAAGTTACATCAAGTGCCTCATAAGTTACAACACCAGTATAACGAGAAAAATTTTGAATTCGGGGAGCTCCAACAGTTTGTGCTTCTAATGATATACCTGGTAAATTACAAGTTTGAATAAAAAAAGAAGTGTTTGGTAAGGCAGCAATTTCAAATTTAAATTGAACATCTGCCAAAGGATTAATATTTTTAGGTTGTTGTGCTAGGCTTGCCATATTTCTGTTTCATCTTTTGAAAATAAATTTAATAGTTTTGGAAAATCATCTCCACGATAATTGATCCAAACAAACTGTAGAGCTGGATGTTCTTCAATAACTTTAAAAATTTGTTTATCCCAATTATTATATTCGGCTTTCCATCCATCTACTCTTTTACTATCTTTACTAAAATAATGTTCTGTATCAGTATAGATGTTATCATAATAATTATTATGATGATCAAAACCTAATAAGTAAACTTTTTCATAATCATTACAAGTAAAATCTTGACACGCAATGTGTAATGCTGAAGTTCCTGTAGACCATCCGTAAACTTCTTCACCTATATTTTTTATCTTGTTTTCCATTCCTTTAGGAACCCAGATAATATAACTTTTTGTTTCTATACAGTTAGCAGCAAGTCCTGAAATATATACAAAATATTCACAATCAAATCTTCGATATGTTTCATGTTCTGTTCCATTTTTTAAAGAATGAATTGCTGCTTCAGGTAACAGATTCCATGAATTATGTGTAAAATAACATTGTCCATCATATCCAGATTCAATAATATCACTCATTATTCCCGCATCAGTAGCACAAATTACATCAGGTGTAAAATCTCTATAACAAGCATTACATCCTATAACTGTTCCATCTAATTTTGAGGGATCAATATTTTTTCTACTTGGACCGTTTCCTAGTACAAAAACTTTATCTATTCCTTGAGCATCATCTCCTTCAAACATTTCACTACCTCCATTATTACACTAATATTTAGTAAGCATAAAAAAAGGGTGGACATAAAGCCCACCCTTTCTGTTCCCGTGTAATCGAAATTACATGAGGTTTGCAACGATAACGTGGCGGTAGTAGCGGTTAGCGTTAGCTGTAAGTGAACCATCACCCGCTCCGTTATTTGCGGAACCGGTTTCATTCGCGAAAGGATTCGAAACAAGACCATAACGTGTCTTGAAACCAATCTTAGGCTGGAATGAATTCTCAC